ACACCCGGAGTGTCTATGACTATGTGAAGCGCAAGGGGCACAGGCGCTTTGCGGTGAAGGGTGTTGGGGGCGCTGGCAAGCCGATTGTCGGGCGGCCTTCACGCAACAACATCGGCAAGGTGCCGCTCTATCCGATTGGCGTTGACACAGCGAAAGAGGTTCATTTCAGCCGGTTGCGCATTGAAGAGCCTGGGCCTGGCTACTGCCATTTCCCGCAATCGCGGGATATTGAGTATTTTCGGCAGCTTACTGCTGAGAAGCGCACCACCACCTATTTCAAGGGGAGGCCGAGGATTGCATGGGTCAAGACGCGCGAGCGCAATGAGGCGCTTGACTTGCGTATCTATGCCATTGCGGCCTTTGCCATTCTGAATGTGCCGATTGACCATATTGTGCGCCGTTTCAATGCGTCACTTGAAAAAGAGGGCAAAACTCGCGACAAGGAGCACGACAGGACTGTCGCGAACCCGCTTGCGCTGATGGCAAATCGTGTGAAGGCGCGTGGTTTCGCGCAATCGTGGCGGTGAGGTGTGATGGCAAACCGGTTTGATCCTGCCAATGCTCCGACGCGGGAACCAGATGCAATCCAATGCGGGACGCTGGTTCAATGGCGACGTCCCGATCTTGTCGGGGAGTATCCACCGGCGGACTATCGGTTGATCTACAGGGCGGTCAATCCGGCAACGCAGGCAAAGTTTACGGTCACATCGACTGCCAACGCCGCTGGTGAGCATGCCTTTTCCATTACTGGGGCAGTGACAGCCACGATTCCGGTGGGCGAATACCATTGGCAGGTTGAGGTTGAGCGCATCAGCGACCAGGCGCGCCTTCCCCTCTATTCCGGGACGGTAACGGTAAGCCCAAGTTTTGCCCAGGCTGGGGCTGATCCGCGCACGCATGCAGAAAGGATGCTTGCCAAGATCGAGAGCATCCTGGAGGGTCGGGCGGACAGGGATGTTTCGAGCTATTCGATCAATGGGCGCTCGATCACCAAGATGTCGATTGACGAACTGCTCAAGTTCCGCGCGATCTATCGTGCTGAGGTGCAGCGTCAGCGTGATGCCGAAGCCATGTGTCAAGGACGGGCGGGCAAGTCGCTGATCAAGACGAGGTTTGTCTGATGGGGTTCTGGGCACGGGCGCTTTCGTTGCCGCGCATCCGTATCAATACAGGAAAGCGCGGTTTTGCCAGGAATTATGAGCGCAACTACGCTGCGGCCAACATCGGGCGCTTGTTTGCCGATTTCAGCGCTTCGGCTGCCAGTGCTGACAGCGAATTGCTGGGCAGTCTTGAGCGGATGCGCAATCGCGCGCGTGATCTTGAGCGCAACGAGCCGCTTGTCAGGCATTTCCTGGATCTGCTCAAGACCAATGTTGTCGGGCCAAATGGCATGCGTTTGCAGGTCAAAGCGCGCAACCAGCCCAGCGGTCAGCTTGACGAGGTGGGGAACCGGATTATCGAGGAAGCGTGGGACAGGTTTTGCCGCTATGGCAATCCGACTCCCTGCGGCCAATACAGCATGAAAACCTTGGCCAATCTGGCCATTGTTGCCGCTGCGCGCGATGGTGAGGCGTTTTTCCAGATCATTCGCAATCGCGATCTGGTTCATGGGTTTGGGCTGCATCCGTTTGAGCCCGATCTGGTTGACGAGCGCAAGAACGTGCGACTGCCGAATGGCAATCGCGTTCGCATGGGAGTGGAGATCAACCAGTATGGGCGGCCTGTCGCCTATTGGGTTCGGCAGGGCCATCCCGGTGACTATCAGCTCAAGACCTACGGGATCGAGCGCGAGCGCCGCATTCCGGCCAGTGACATCATCCACGTCAAGCTCACCCGAAGGGCCGGACAGACACGCGGCGAGCCGCTGCTCGTGCCCGTGATCACCACGTTCAAGATGATCAACGGCCATCGCGAGGCCGAGCTTGTGGCAAGCCGCATTGCTGCATCGAAGATGGGGTTCTTCACCAGCGAGATGGGCGATGAATATCCTGCGGATAGCACTGGCCCCGACGGATCGCCCGAGCTTTATGCGGAACCCGGCCTGTTCAAGGTCCTGCCTCCGGGCATGAGGTTCGAGGAATACAATCCGCAGCATCCAAGCACGGCATTTGCCGATTTTCAGCGCAGTGTGCTGCTTTCGACTGCGGCGGGGCTTGGCATAAGCTATGAGAGCCTCACCGGTGATGTTGATGGTGTGAGCTATTCATCGCTGCGGCAGGTTTCGATCAGCGAGCGGGACTTCTATCGGGAAGTGCAAGAATGGTTCAAGGAGCAGTTCATGCGCCAAGTGTTTGAGCGCTGGCTGATGCATGTCATGGACTTCAATTACATTCCGATACCACCCTCACGTTTCGACAAGTTCAATGATGCTGCGACGTTCCAGTCGCGTGGCTGGAAGTGGGTCGATCCGCAGAAGGAAATCAATGCCGCAGTGGATGCGTTGCATGCCGGGTTGATTTCGATGACGGAGGCAGCCAATGAGATGGGGCATGATCTTGAGGAAACGTTTGCCCAGATCGAGCGCGAGAAGCAGCTTGCGGCCAAGCACGGAATTGAACTTGCGTTCCAGCCATTCGGCGCAACGCCGGGTAAGAAAAATGAGCAAGATGCGGGTGCTGATGCTGCATCGGGTTGATGGCGGTCGTTTGACTATTGCAATCATGCCGCACAGTATGCATGATTGTGCGAAGAAGTGGGCGAGATGATGCAAGTTACGGAATGTGACACCAAGACCGATGATGACGAGCTTGAGCTCGTTGAGGTCATTGATGTCTCCGATGAGGAATGCAAGGCGATTTTCGCCGGTCTTTTCGAGGCCGATGCGGATGGGCGCTCAGCGTATCAGGCCGACACGGAAAATGTGTCGGGTGCGCGGTTGCGGTCGCGGGGTGCTGGCCGGACAATCGAGACGCGCAAGATCAATGCCGATGCGCGCACGGTTGATGTGGCGGTTTCGAGCGAAACCGAGGTGCAGCGCTGGTTTGGACGCGAATTGCTTGAACATACCAGCGATGCGATCGATCTTGGGTTCATGGCGTCGGGAACAGCGCCGCTGTTGCTCGACCATGACCAGACCAGACAGATTGGCGTTGTCGAAAGCGTGAGGCTCGATAGTGATCGGGTGCTTCGCGCGAAAGTGCGCTTCGGGCGTTCCCGGCTTGCTCAGGAGGTGTTTCAAGACGTAATCGATGGCATTCGTGCGAATGTATCTGTGGGTTATGAGATTGCCCGCATGGAGAAGGACCCTCTCGACAAAGACCTCTACCGCGTGAAGCGGTGGACGCCAATGGAGGTGAGCATTGTTTCCATTCCTGCCGACCGGTCAGTCGGCGTGGGCCGGAGCAAGGCACCCTCTGCGCCAACCATCATCACCAAATCCAATTCTGAAAGGGGGAAACCCATGGCTGAAGTTATCACAGAAGAAACCGCGCCGCATCTCGACGCGATCCGCGCGGAACTGGCTGAGGAGGCCAAGCGCCATGCAGAGAGCATGGTGCGGGAATATGCTCGCAGTTCCTCGGCGATCCTTGAGCTTGGCGCTCGTTACAACAAGCGCGATCTGGCCAACAAGGCGATTGCCGAGGGCAAGACGCTCGAAGAGTTTCGCGGGATGCTTCTCGATGCCATCGGATCGGCTCCGCTGGAGACGGGCGAAATCGGCATGTCGAAGCGGGAGCGCCAGCGGTTTTCGCTGATGCGGCTGATCCGTGCTCTGGCCAATCCTGCCAATCGCGTGTATCAGCAGGAAGCGCGGCTCGAACTCGAAGCCTCGGAGGCGGCCCAGGAGCTTCGTGGTTTCCCGGGACAGGGCGTGACCATTCCGCGCGAAGTGCTGGCTGGCTGGCGGTCCGATGTTCGTCTGCAACGGCGCGACCTCAATACGGCTGATGACAGCGCAATCATTGCCGAGGATTTCCGTGCTTCGGAATTCATCGACGTGCTGCGCAATTCGACGTCGGTCATGCAGGCCGGAGCGCGGATGCTGACGGGGCTGCAAGGCAATGTGGCCATCCCCAAGAAAACCGGCGCTTCGACGGGCGCGTGGATTTCGACGGAAGGTGGCGCAGCAGCCGAGAGCGAACCGACGTTCGGGCAGGTGACGCTCGCGCCCAAGGTGGTGGGGGCGTTCACCGACATCACCCGCCTGATGATGCAGCAGTCGTCTCTCGATGTCGAAGCGCTGGTTCGTGACGACTTGGCACGCGGCATTGCGCTGGCAATCGACAAGGGCGGCCTGGAGGGCACAGGGACTGCTGGACAGCCGACGGGGGTTCGCAATGTGACGGGGATCAATACTCGCCCGAACTTTGCTGGCCCCACCCCGACCTTTGCCGAGATTGTGGCGTTCGAGACGGCCCTTGCCGAGGACAACTCGCTGATCGGCAATCTGGCCTACATCACCGATGCCTCGATCTATGGTGGTCTCAAGACACAGCCGAAGGATGCCGGTTCCGGCATCATGGTGCTCCAGGATGGGGAGATGAACGGCTATCCGGTTGTTCGCTCCCAGCAGTGCACCCCGGGACGTGTCTACTTCGGCAA